GCAAATAAGCCTTTAAGCCACGCCCATAGACCTGAGAGTTGGCTGACAATAGCCTTTGCATCGCCAACAGCCCCTTCAATTGCACTCTTAGCGTTCTCGATTTCCATGCGTCCTTCTTGGAGCATTGCACATCCTGACTTGATGGCAGAGACTGCTCCTTGGGCGAGCATGAGGAGGCTGAAAGGATCAATGGGTAACTCCTATTGCTGTGGAGCAACATCCCAATTGATAGCGGCTGGTGCTTGTTGTTGCTGTTGAGGTTTTTGTTCTTGCAAAATCCTATCTCTTTCTGCTTGTAATTGTTCTAAAGTCATTGCGCCCAAATCATTAGGTGCTGTTGGCTCTTCAGTCGATACTGGGTTTTCAGTAGACATACGAGGGCCAGCCCGTAAAGCCTGAGTTCCAAGACTTTTGCCGATAGACAAAGATACATCGCCAATGCTTTGCAAAGTAGATTTATTTTGAGCCGATATCATTTTATTAACAGTATCTTTGTTAAATACAACATCAGCCATAGCATTTGGGCTTGCTATTAAATCTCTCATTCCTAAAAATAGTTCTTTTACAAGATTTGCACTTTGAGCAGTACCACCACCAGCCTTGGCAACTGAATAAATATCACTACCTTTTATGCCAGTTGGTTCAGTTCCTTCTGCTTTCTGCAATACTTGTTGCATATATTTAACAGCCTGAGATGCTTTTGCCGCATCAGCAGGTTTCTCAAATAACAAACCCATTTCTTGCGGATTGTTTAAGGCACTAAGCAGTTTATTGAAATCTATATTCGGAGTTCCTGCTGGAGCATTAGGAATCTGTGCTGAAGACAAAATATCATTAAATTTAGCCTTGCGAACAGAATCCAAAACCTCTGGAGCATTGTTTTGCAAAATACCAAGAGTTAAAGCCCTTTGTGATGGAGGTTGATTCTTTAATGTATTTAATACATCTTCAGGCACTAGTTGATGAACATCTTTACCAAATGTTTTAACAATAGGCATTTCAGCAAACTCATCAATTTTGTCTAGGTTTTTACTAAAGTTAGTACGAGCATCTTTTAGCAACTCTGCGCCTGGAACATTGGTATCAATAGCATTGTTTAAGGTATCACGGAAGCCATTTAAAACAGTTCTAGCAACACCTTTTGCTTGTCCAGGGGCTAATCCTTCAAACACATTACTATTGTTTAAAGTGTAGTTTCCTGACCATGCGGCATCGCTCCAACCAGACAATGCTCTCTTTAAGTCAGAAATGCTTATCTTGTTAGTTCCAGCAGGAGTTCCAGCCGTAACAGTTTCAAATGCTGGTTGTCCCGCCTCTCCAAGAATCATGCTTGGTTTTCGAACTTCAGAAACTTCAGGCTTAACTAAACTATCCAAAATAGTTTGTATTTTGTTGGAAAAAACAGCATCAGAAGGACTTAAATCTGGACGCAAACTATTCTTTAGTTGCGTTAAACGATTGACAACGGGTGCTGTATCTACCATGCCACCTGCTTTTTCAGCCGCATTAAAGTCAGTAGATGCTTGTTTCTTTAAATTGCTTGCCAATGCTTTGCCATAATTTGTAAATGATGAAGACACTTTTTCTGTAACTTCAGCAGGTGTAATTGCTTTTTGAGATGCACTAGAAAACAAGTTATTCAAGAAGTTTTCAACAGAAGATGCTTGCTCTTGTCTAAAAGCAACGCCTTTTCTTTCAATCGATGGATTTGCTTCTGTTTTAGCCTCACGAGCCAATTGAACACGACTTCCAGTAGCCTCTCCTGGAGTTAATGGCCCAACATTGAGTAACCCTGCCGCTTCTTGACTTACTTGTCCAACAGGAGTTGTAAATCTTTCTCTCATTGATCTTACGCCACCAACACCAGCATAAGGCAATGTTTGAATAGCAAGTGAACCCAATGGACTGTTTGGAGCAAGTGCTTCTGCCGCTAATCCACCAACACCAGCAACACCAAATTCTTTTGCAACTCCACCAGCAGTTCTACCAAAAAGACCAGGCACTCCCACAGCAGTAGAAAGTGCGGCAGGTGCGCCAGCACGAGCAAACTCAAATGCGCCCGTATAACCAGGCACTTCCATAATGTTTACGCCTTTACCTTTATTGGTAAGAACTGATTGAATTCCTTTAGTAATCCCTGCCGTAGAAAAAGCACTAGGGTCTTTGCTTTCTTTTAAATAATCATATAGGTTTCCCCATCCACCTATAAGTTCTGCAACACCTCTTGCTGAACCTTTAAAAGAAGACTCCATCAATTTTTTAAATTCTTCTAAAGTATCAAATTCTTTAGGCTTTGTTGTATCTAGCACAGAACGATAATTAACATTTATTGGTTGACCAGAAATCCTTGCCCGTTCAGCAAGAAGTTCCTCAAGAGACATCTCTGATACGGACTTGTCACCCATTATTTTGCTCCCTGTGCTTGCTTTTTAGCAATTTCAGCATTGATTGCATTAAGTCTATCTGCATTTGTACTTGGCATTTGAATGTTAGATAAGAACGGAGATTGATAGCCTCTAAGACTATATGCTGGTTTATTAGGCGCACTTGAATAGAAATGCTGTTCCATTTTACTTGCCTCTTGCACAGTCTCGTTAGCCCGTTTTCTTAAATAATCAATAAGGTCTTGATTGGTTTTAGTACCTTTCTCAAGAGATGGGCCAATATTTTTAGCAAATTCTCTATCTGTATCAGTTGGATTAGTACCAAGTTGTTTGATAAATGATAAGACTCGTTCGCCAGCAAGGGTGTTAAATGTTTGAGCATTTCCCAATGCCTCTTTATCTTTTGGACTAGCCAATCCTAAAGTAGAAAATACATTTAATGCTCCAACACGCAAATCTGCTCCAGCACCAGAAACTCCTTGTGGGGTATTGGCTAGTTGTCCAAGAATCCCTGCTGATTCAATTGCTTTACCTGCGGCAACTTGTGCATCTTTTAATCTCGTGGCATCTAGTTCTGCCGCTTTTACTGCTCCAGCAGACTCACCCTTACTCTCTGCCGTTGCAGTAACAGTAGTTTTTGCAGTAGTTCTATCAACTCCACCGCTAAATGGAACGGCAACTTGTTTTCCAGATGGATCATTTTTCATCACAAACTGAGTTCTATTTGCAACATCAAAATAAACTGGCTCACGAGTACCTTCTGCAACTCCAATTTCTTTAATATTTGCACCAGAAGTAGCGGTCGTAAGGCGGGCAAGTTCCGTGGAATATTTCTTATTCCATTCAGGAGTATTGCGTGTAAATTCAGCATCAGCCAGACCAATAGCGTTTTTTTGTTCTGTACTTAAATGTTCACGCATCTTTGCGGCTAATTCACCTTCTTTTTGTCTTGCTTGCATAAGTGCTTGAGCAACTTGAGTAGCACCAGCCACATCATTGCGTTCACGCAAAGCATTAGCCAAACCAGCCAAGCCTTGTGTGGTTGATGTATCAAATTGTTGAGCCAAAGCATTTCTCGTGCTGATTAACTGTAACTGTGGGTCTTGACCGCCTAATGCGCCACCAACAGCACCCGCCAAGCGATTAGCACCATAGCCAATGCCTGTTTTAGCAAGAGCAAAAGGATCAAGTTGTGCTAATTCAGATGCTTGTTTTAATGCGTTTTGATTTTGTTGTTGTTGGTAAATCTCAGGAGTCATACCAAACAAACCGCCTACTATTGAATCTGCCATTTGGTTACTCCTTATAGATTTGCATAGCCAGCAGGCAAGAATGAACTTGCTCCTGTTGGCGTGGTATATGGGTTGTAATAATCTGGTGCAAGCATACCTGCACTTGTTATTCCACCACCTGCACCACCAAGATTAGGAGTGCCACTTCCAAACCAGTTACTAATTCCTTGAGTCAATTGTTGATTAGTTCCTGCGTTTATTAAACCAGTTGCTAATGGGTTATAAGAAGCCGCTTGGTATGCCATTGGTGCGGCGGCCTGTGCGCCTTGTGTAATGAATCTACCTGCATTTGCACCATAAGCCGCCGCTTGACCACCTAAACCAGCGCCCAATGTCAATGGATTCTGACCCAATTGCTCAATACCACTTTGCACGCCCAAAGTAGACTGGAATGGAGACAATGCACCAACTTGACCTTGCTGATATTGACCAAGCAAACCTGCGCCTTGACCAAACAATCCTGCGCCAAAAGCAGTTTGTTGTTGACCAGCCTGTTGAGCATTAGCCGCCAATTGAAGGTCTTGCATAGCCCTAGCATTAGCAAGTGCCGCCGCTTCTGGATTAGCCGCCATCAAATTACCACCTTGAGCAATAGATAAACCTGTACGACCTGTATTTGATAACTGGTTCATTAAGTTAGCAGATTGCTGTTCACGACTAGGAGTAAGCAAAGCAAGTTGATTGGTCATGTATTGTTGAGCCGCTTCTTGAGGAGATTGGGCTAAATACTGTTGACCAAGATTAAACAAGTTACCTGTCGCACCTGTTAGTGGCGCATACTGCTGTGGAGCATTTAATCCTTGTTGTATTTGTTGCCCCATCAAACCAGATAACTGATTTTGATAGGCTTGATACTCAGGGGATACGTTGTAACCAGCCCCTGTTAAATATCCATTTGCATCTGTTTGAAAGTTGCTTGAACCATAACGATTGGTTATTCCAACAGGACGAAACTTAGAGGCTTCAGCCGCTATTCGTGCCGCTTCTAATTGGGCTTGTGCAGAGGTACTAGCCGCATTTTGTGCAGACTGTCCACCAAGCACACCGCCTAGTAGTGATAGTCCTCCACCAATAACTGATGAACTCATTCCCATTATGTTCTCCTAACAAACATTTGTCTTGATTTGCCGTCTATGCCAACAAAATCCTTGAAATACTTAAAACCAAAAATACTTATAAACTTCTCATGTTTTCTATCACCAATCTCATGTATCGCAAAAATGTCCTTTTTATAGGATTTGAACAATTTGTCAAAGTCAATTTTTAGTTGATTCTTAACAGTTTTGCTCCATTTCATGCAATCACAATGAATAAAGGTAAACCCACAATCATCCTCAAAGTAAACAATGTAATTTTTGGTTTTGATTACTTCTACTTTCAATATTTGCCTTTATGAGTAACGAATCCAAAGTCCAGGATAACCAAAATTTGAATCAGCATAGCAACGAGTAATACATTTCCAATTTCCTGTATTAACTAAAGTTCCAGATAATGTTGCACCTCCTCTACCGCCATTCCAACCACTAGTTCCAGGATTGTAATAATCCGACATTGTTGGAGAGGTATACAAACTTGATCCTGCAATCGTTGAGCCAACTGCATAATCTGTGATATTTTGCGGACGTCCAATAATAATGATTCCAATGTCATATAAAGAAGTTGTTGTTACTGCGCCAGTTTGTCCATTTACTGATGAAACTCCTGAAAAGGCAGTAGATTGCCAAGTTGTTCCATTAGAGGTCAATAAATTGCCTAAAGTTCCAGGTGCAACTGTCTGTGGTGCGCTAGTTCCATTGCCCAACAATACATTGTTTGCAGTCAAAGTAGCCGCACCTATACCACCTTGTGCAACAGTTAAAGGAGTTGTCAAACCAGTAATAGAGGTAATGTCAGAGTTAGCACCAGACTTTGCGGCACTTAGGTTTGATCGAGCAGTAGTTGCATCAGAAGCACCAGTACCACCATCTGTAACAGCCAAATCTGTAATTCCAGTAATACTTCCACCAGTTATAGCGGCATTGGCATTGTCAGTCTTAGTGGCAATAGCCGTCTGAATGTTGTTGAACTCAGTATCAATCTCAGTTCCCTTAACAATCTTCAGGGCGTTACCAGAGGCAAGACTATCCTTACTGGCAAAATTGGTTGCTTTGGTGTAATCTGTCATGTCATTTCCTTACGTAATCTTGCCGTTTTTGGCATGAATCTCAATCTTCTGGATACTCAATGCTAGGCTGTTAATATCCATCTCATACCCAGTTTGAATTACCTTGCCCGAACCAGTCGGATAGACACTTAATGTCTGCAAAGCAACACCACCTGAGTATTCAGCCCCGTAATTGTATTCAGCAACTCCATAATATGAAACCCCTTGTGCAGGTATTTGGACGGATTGCGAGTAATAATTACCCGTAAAGTCATATCCCCACTTAAAAGTAACATATTGATTGCTACCGCCAATCACAACTACCTTGAGTTTCTTCAAAATAGACGAAACAGATGGAGTTCCAAGGTCTGTATGGTTCGTAAAATACTGAAATCGGTATGTTGTGTCATTATCAAGATAGCCAGAATAGGTAGCAAGATAGCCACCTTTTCCTATATATAAAGTACCATCTTGCTTGGTCAACAACGCTTTAGGCTCAATAGAGTCCCAAGTTGTCACTCTAGCCGCACCATCTTGCAAAGTGCCCTTCATATCAAAGCAGTAAACTGATTTCAATACAGGCAAAGTCAATAAGTAAATGGCTTCTTTGCTGTTGTATACAGATTTGATGGTAGACAAGGTTTCCCCTGCAACAGCAGAAATCAAGTCATTACGGACATTCTTAGACAAGTCACGCAATGGCATGGACTTCTCTTGGATAGTCCTCAAGGCACTACGAACACCTGTGGATGACAAGAAAACCAAATCACTACCTGTATAAGCCAAGGAATCCCTAGCCACACAGCCAATTCCTGTGATGACATCCTGTAAAGTCATCGTAGATGGAGTTGTTGCATCCTTATAAACAAGAATATTGTTCTTACCAAAGATAAACAAAAAGCCGTTATGCGCTCCCAAAGCGACAATTACATCACCACCTCTAGGCCAAACAGTAGTGGTATCCAAAGTGCCAGCAGTACCAGAATTCCACTTGTTTGCCAACTTTGTGTCGCACCATTGCACAGTCAGTTTGTCAGTAGATGTATCTGCTGTCCAAAGCCTTCCATAGGCACTTAAAGCCGTGTTAGCCAACTGAGCAGTACCAGCATATCCTGACAACTCGCTAATGCGTCTATAAGTCGTTGTAGACAATGATGGGTCAAAAACCAAAGGATCATGCCCTGTCTGGAACAGATAGAGTGCGCCAGCCAAAGAAACCATCTGCCAATTGTTTGCAGTAATAGTTGGGGCAGTACCCCCTCCCCCATAAGTCAAAGTCACAATAGTAGTGGTACTTAACTTAAAGAGTTTGTTGTTTCCCGCCATGATGGTGTAGGAAGTAGCATCAGCAGTCACCACCTCACCAATAGAGGTAATATCATTGGTAGACAAGTCAGAATTCGTTGCAGAATTGACCTTTGTCCAACCTTTTCTAGCCCCGATACGACCATATTGGTCAATCACGCAGTTATTCGCAATAAGTGCAAAGCCTTGAGCCAAATCCAAAGACGAGTCTTGGGTGTTTAACCCAAAAAAGCCTGGGGCTGTAATCGAGAAGGCTTGAATCGGTTGAGACATTAAACAGCCTCAAATTGATCGTTTTCAGGCGATCTAGCCAACTCTAATGAGATCAAGTCAGACAAGCATGACTTGTATAGCGCATAGGCTTCTGAACTGCTCAGACCACCATCCTCGCCACGCTCAACCAATGCTCTAGCAAATGCACCCAAAACAATGGGTTCTTTTGCCAACAAAGTGGTAGATGAGTCTGTCGTAAAGTCTGCTTCAGGAACTATTAGGCTAAAACGGATGCTATACACAGCATCAGGAACAGGCCAAAAATTGACTTTAATATCACCATTTGTATCTACACCCTTAATAGAGTAATACATTGGCAAACCCTTTGTAGGGGTAGGAGTTGTATAGTAAAACGAGTCGTAATTAGCATGAGACAAAGGTGACAACTCATAAAAACTAGTGGTGTTAATCACATCCATAGTCTTATAACGAACTCCAGCACCCGTAATGCTATACGGGCCAGTTGTATTGGCAATCGTGCTTACAGTAATTGGGGTATTGAAAGCATCCCAATCATAAGCATCAGATACTTGACGCTTGGCATCATTGACATACTTGCCAACAAGGGCAGAAACTGTATTCTCGGAAACAGTTGTTACTGTTGGTTCACGCATACGAACCAAGACATCATTAACTAACTGTAAATAGGTAGGTAGAGCCATTGTTTTCTCACTTTGTTCTTTGCAGAATCAACTGGCTTTTACCTATATCCCAATGGGATAGAAGCCCTACAACTGCATTATAGGCTTAATAGCCTGATTTTTTCTTTGGTTTGCTCATGCCAGCCTCAGATAAGGCAATAGCAACGGCTTGCTTTTGAGACTTGACCACAGGGCCTTTCTTAGAGCCAGAGTGCAGTTTTCCTGCCTTGTACTCTTTCATAACCTTGCCAACTTTAGCCATCTTAGGTGCTTTCATGCTTGCTCCTTAGTTAAGTTCTGTTACAGAAACAGTTGAAGTGGTGATAGTCGCATCTTTGATAAATGCAATCTTTTGACCAGGCGTGACTTTGACGATTTCTACACAATTTTGTGGAATCATTGCTGAAGTTGTAATGCTTGCTGTTGGGCTAGTGCCAATTGCATAATGGCAATGACCTTGAGAACAAGCAATACGAATCATTGTGGTGTTAGCACCAAAAGCAGTCATCTGAACGCTTGAGGTTGTAACTGTTGCCACTTGAGTCGTGCCATTGCTTGCTACTCCATAGGCAACTTGGTTTGGGTCTAATTGAAAGGTACTCATGGTTTTTCCTTACTGAAGGGTAAGTTGATAAAGGATGTTTTGATAGAAGCCAACGACTTCATCAATCTTATTTTGCAAAGCAGTCTCAGTACGAGGAACGATCTGTTGGCGATTTGCCTCAATCCATTCCATTTGTTGACGCAAGACCTCAGACACAGTACCTTTGTACTTGTTGGTCACATAAGGAATGTCTAAACGCACACCATAGCGACCCATGTATTGTTGTGCAAAGTCGTCTGCCAAAGGAATAATGCCTTCATAGAACTCATTGAGAGTCTTGTGTTCAGCAAAAGATAGGGTTTTTAAGTGGATGCGGTGCGTAATCTCTCTAGCGAGAAACAGTAAACCTACAAATTCACCTGCGCTATTCGTTGCCATCTTCATTCCTTGGTTATTGGGCCACCCGATTTCCAAGCATCACAGGTGCGTTTAGCGGCACAAGTAAAGTGGAAAAGTTCACAAAATCCTAGATTTGCCGCATCAATAAACTGCTGATCGTAGGACAATTCTTTTTCAGAAGCGTTCATTGCCTCTAATCCACCCTTGATGCACTCCATCATTCTTGGAGTCTGGATAAATGCGGCACAGTTGCCACAACGCATATCCATAATATCTTTGGTAGGGGCTTTGTACATCTTGGCTTTCTTGAGCCAAAACGCATGATTGGGATCATTTGGATTGGGCGGGCCATATCCATAAACCTTAAAGGCATGATTGCGGTTCTTCAGATTGGTAGAAACATCCTGAGTTGCCACAGGACACATTTTCCCAGACAACATTCCTTGTTTCATCGTAGTATTCTTCCAGCAATAAAGGTGATAAATCCACCAGCCATTGATGCTATTGTCATTCCCATCCAAAAGCCACCCTTGGACTTGTTTGCCAACTCAAGGAGTTCCTTGACATCTTTGGCTAACTGGTGAACTTCAGTCTGCAAAGCCTCAACTTGGGCTTCTATCCTGCCGAAATCTCTCGCATCAATATCACTCATATTCGTTCCTTACGGGGTCTACCCATAGGTTTTTTCAACGTAATTGTGTGCCTTGTTCCATCATCTTTGACATCTTCAACAACAATCGAGGTATCCACAAGTTCATACTCATGGTGTTGTTTCATTCCATCAATGTCATGTTGCGCTGTGAATTCAACCACAGTTCCGCTACGTTTGCATCTGAACAAAGCCATCTATATTCCTAATAGAGAAAAGGGGGACTAGCCCCCTTCCCTTATACGATCAAACGACCAACAACTACACGGATTTTGGTTGAAGCCAAGTCCACAGTAGAGCCAGATTCGTTTTGCACACGGATAGTGACCACATCAGCGGCACTAACATATCCAGTAACAGACATACCAGCCTCGCTGACAGCGAAAGATATACCTAAAACCATATCGCCCAAGGCAACGCCTGGGACAGCAACAGTATCAGATTCACCTGCGGCATCAGCCAAAGAACCAGCATCTAGGGTTGCAGTAACAACCCATGTATCACTAAACATTCCACGGAATTGATCGTTTCCTCTGCGTGAGGTAACTGAGGTAGCGGCGGCCATATTATTTCTCCTAATTAGTTAAAAAAGTCCCCCCACCACTAGGGCAGGGGGCGCAACTGCAATTAGGCTGGAACTGCCAAAGCAAATGCAGATGAGGACTTAGCCGCACCAACAGTGGCCGCTGTACGCAATGCCTGAACGCCATACAGAGTGTCAGAAGTAAACAATGTACCGAGGTACTCTTGTTTGTACTGAGTCTGCGCACGAACTGCTTGCTGTTCCACAAGAACCATAGACTCTTTGTGACCCATCAAAGCAATGCGGTCAGTCTGAGTGCTACCATAACCTGTATCAGCGTTAGAGGAAACAAACACGGGGATGCCGTACAAGTTGCCAATTTCACCATTACGGA